GAAAGGAAAAATGCTTGATTATTATGAGCGATGGGAAGAATCTGGTCATCTAGAAACGAAACTAAAAGCAATATCTGAAATGGTGTCAAAACGTGCTACTCAGGGACAAATTGCTAAATATCTAGGTATGACCGATAAAACGATCATCAAGTTAAGAAAAGCACATCCAAAATTTAATGATGCATTTCAATATGGTGATGAGGAGCTTAAACATAAGTTGCTCGATGCCATGTATCAACGTGCAGTTGGTTTTGAATATGAAGAAACACAAACAATTATTGAAGAAACTAAAACAGGTACGAAGAAGCGAATCACAAAATACAAGAAACAATCACTGCCAGACGTTCAAGCGATCAAGTATTTACTGATTACGAAGTTTGGTATTGAATATAACGAAAAGAAAGCTGAAATAGAAGTTATGCAAAAACGCCTAGAAAATGGCGAGGAGGAATGGATCAATGAATATCGTGATGAAGTACGTCTCGGAACTCCAAGAGTACGACAACAATCCAAGAAATAATGAAGCTGCGATTACTGCAGTTGCTAACTCAATAAAAGAGTTCGGTTTTAAAGTTCCAATTGTTATTACAAGTGACAACGTCATTATAGCCGGACACACGCGCTTAAAAGCCTCTGTGTCGCTTGGTTTAACAGAAGTGCCATGTATTATCGCAGATGACTTAAACGAGGAACAAATCAAAGCATTCCGACTTGCGGATAATAAAACAGCAGAACTTGCTACATGGGATTTATCAAAGCTCGAAAATGAACTCGCAGATATCAATATGGATATGCTTCAGTTTGGATTTGAAGAAATGGAAGAGCTGATTCCTGATAATGCTGCAGATGATGATTTTGATGTCGATGCTGAAATACCAGAAGAACCATTCTCAAAACTTGGTGATATCTATGAGCTTGGACCTCATCGCATCATGTGTGGTGATTCAACTGACAAAGCACAAGTAGATACATTACTTCATGGTAACATAGTAGATATGTTGTTTACCGATCCGCCATATAATGTTGACTATGAAGGTACAGCTGGGAAGATTAAAAACGATAAGATGGAAGATGACACCTTCTATGTTTTTTTATACAACGCATTTCAGAACATGTTTGAACATACCAAATCTGGTGGTGCTATTTATGTGTGTCACGCTGATACAGAAGGACTCAACTTCAGAAATGCATTCAAGAATGCAGGATTCAAACTGGCTGAGTGTTTAATTTGGGTTAAGAATGCTTTGGTATTAGGTAGACAAGATTATCACTGGAGACATGAACCAATTCTTTATGGATGGAAGGAAGGTGCTGCACATTACTTTGTTGATGACAGAACGCAAGATACCATCTGGGAATATAACAAACCAAAGAAAAATGAAGAGCATCCAACGATGAAGCCTTTGGAGCTAGTTGGAAAAGCCATCAGCAATTCATCTAGACGTCATGAGTCAGTACTTGACCTATTTGGTGGTTCCGGATCAACTTTGATTGCTTCTGATCAATTGGATCGTAAATCATACTTAATGGAACTTGATGAGAAGTTTGTTGATGTCATCGTTAAACGCTATATCAAACACAAAAACTCAAATGAAGACTGCTATTTGATACGCGATGGCAAAAGAACTCCAGTAAGTGATTTTGAGTATTTTGAAAATAAGTCACTATAGTGAAAATTGTACTTGCTATTTAGAGCCTTTAGAGTGATACATGTAGTAACCAAAAAATTATAAGGAGACTACAAATTATGGAAAAACAAGTAAAATTAGCAACATGGATTCAAAAATTCAATGATGGTGATTTTGATTCAAGGGATGTACAAACACAAATTGAAGCAGGATGGTTTGATTGGTTTTGTAGTGATACAAGTCTTGCTAACAAAACAAAACGCATGGGAAACATCATTAAGCAAATCAAAGTTGGTGGAAAAGTCGACCTTGAGACAAGCTATGTATGGTTCAAGAATAACTGCCCACTCAATGGTCCACTCTATGATGATTTCAGGATTGCAGACATTGAAAATAATAACAACCTTTTCGTAGTTCAGATTGATTGTGTATGGAATGATTCAAAGTACACAGTTTATGAAAGATTGGATGGCTTTGACAAACCTGCATTTAAGACGAACTCATCAAGAGAACTAGTTAAATGGTTTAATGTGGGATGGAATTGATTATGTTTAAAGAATACAATGCACATCCAAAAGGAATAAAGACAACTGATTGTGTTGTAAGAGCAATTAGCACAGCTTTGAACAAAGATTACTTAGAATGCAGAAGAGAACTGAATCAAGCAAAAAGAGAACTTGGTTATTCCAGTTATAAAGACACGAAATTCTTATATGATTACTTGAAAGATTATCCTAGACTCATATTCAAGCCTGTCAAAGGGGAACCAAGAATCAAAGGTATTGACTTTACCGAGTTACATCCAAAAGGAACTTACATTCTAAAAATGACTGGACATATTACAGCTTGCATCGATGGTGTGATTCTTGATACTTGGGATTGCACTTACCGTTCAGTATATACCGCATGGGAGATATCAAAATAGAAACAGGGAGCGAAAAGCTCCTTTTTACTTGTATATAAGGAGATTAACAATCATGCATGTGATAGCAAGTGAATCAGTATTTAGTGGACATCCAGATAAGGTTTGTGACCAAATTAGTGATGCGATACTAGATGCTATATTAGAACAAGATAAAAATGCTCGAGTAGCAGTAGAAACAGCTATCAAAGATGACCTCGTATTTGTCTTTGGTGAAGTCACAACAACTGCAAATGTAGATTATAAAGATATAGCGAAAAAGAAACTCTTTGAAATCGGCTATGAAGATAACTTTGGAGTCATGGAAAAGATTAGCAAGCAGAGTCCGGATATTGCACTCGGTGTTGATTCAAATGAAACACATGAGCAGGGTGCTGGTGATCAAGGGATCATGTTTGGATATGCATGTAATGAAACAAGAGAGTTAATGCCATTACCGATTATGCTAGCTAATCGCTTGTCACAAGAGATAGATAAATCTCGAAAAGAGCAGTATTCGCATATCTTTGGTCTTGATGGTAAATGTCAAGTATCAGTTGCTTACGAAAATGATAAACCAAAGAAAGTACACACCATCGTGGTTTCAGCCCAAACAAAATCATGGATCAGAAGAGAGCTTTATGAGGATATCATTATCAATGAAATCTTACCTAAAGTATTCGATCATAACACTATCAACGAAGCTGATATTCTAATTAATCCTACTGGTGAATTTGTGATAGGTGGACCTTATGCAGATTCAGGCTTAACGGGTAGAAAGATTATTGTAGATACTTATGGTGGTTACGCTAAGCATGGCGGTGGAGCTTTTTCTGGCAAGGACGTAAGCAAGGTTGATCGCAGTGCTGCTTATTATGCCAGATATGTTTCTAAGGCCGTTGTAGGGGCAAATCTTGCGACACGTTGCGAGTTGCAGCTAAGCTACGCAATTGGAATAGCAAAACCAGTCAGTGTCTATGTGAATACGTTTGGAACTGGAGTCATTTGTGATGATAAAATTCAAAAACTAATAACTGAAGTATTTGATTTTAGACCACAAAGCATAAGAAAAGAACTCAATCTAGATAGTGTTAAATTCCAGGAGTTAGCAAAGTATGGTCATTTTGGTCGTGAAGATTTAGATGTCCGTTGGGAACATGTAGATGATAAAATTGTTGAACTGAAAAAGCTATATGAGAAAAGCTAAAGAACTTCACAGATTTTATAAGTCAACGGCATGGCAAATAGCAAGAGAAATTAAGATAAGAGATGTTAGTGGAAAGTGTGAACGTTGTGGTATGTTAGGTGAAGAAGTACATCACAAGAATAGACTTACAGTTCAAAACTACATGGACACTTCAATCAGTTTGAATCAAGAGAATCTAGAGTTGCTATGTAGAAAATGTCATAATGAAGAACACAAACGTTTCTCTAAAGAGAAAGAATTTGATGATGATGGGAACTTAATTCATAGATAACCTCGAATAAATAAATGTTGTTTGGTATAATGTTTATAAAAGTAGGTGTTATTCATGGACTCATTTCACAAGTTAACTAATTTAAAAGCACAGTTATCTTTAAATGCAAATCTTGATATGTTAACTGAAATAAACAAAATGGCAGAGGAAGAATTCGAAAACGCTAAAAAAAGTCAATACTAACTATAATATTGAGGATTTCTTTATTGAAGTGTATAAGGTTTTTGGAGATGATGTTTTAATAGATGCAAGCGTAGTAGGATGTTGTAATTCTTCTATTTATGTTGATTTTAATAGAGTTTTTGAAAGAATCAAAAGAAGTAAGCAATCCAAAGGACTCCCCCCAGCTAGTCATGGATTTTTTTAAAGGGGTACCGCACAGGGGGGCAATTAAAAAACACGAAGCAGATATTTTGAGAATTTCGAAAAGGATGTGAGTATATGACGAAAAAGAGACAACATTATGTATGGCAACATTATATTAATAATTGGGCAAATACCAAAAATCAAGTTTTTGTCGTTGCAAGCTCAAATCAATTTTATTCAAATTCAGAAAATTTGGCTGTAGAAAGATATTTCTATAACCTGGAGTATTTTTCCGAATCAGATGTCGACTTTATTAAAAAGTTATATGATATCAATGAAAACGGAAATGAACTTCAAAAACAAAATATGAAATGGATTGATAGTTTTTCTCAAATATTTAGACTAAAAGATAGCTTTGATAAGTCCGGAATATCTACAGAAGAAGGTAACAAGTTATTTTTACAAGGTTTAAAGGATGTAGAAGAAGACGGAATATCCATGCTAGAAAATGATTTTTTACCTTTGCTTAAGAAATTAATGCAAAAGGAAGTTAACGAATTTTCTATAGATAAGAATTACTTTGATTTGGTCTTCTTTCTTTGTTTTACGTATTTTAGAACTAAGAAAATAAGAGACAGGGCTATTGAATCGGTGAAGGGTACTAAATTAGGAGACGCCATTTCTGATGTTATTAGAAGAACATGGAGCTTTTCTAAATATATACTTACTACTAACTTAACATTTGGAATAGTATCAAGTAAATTTAATATTGTTTTTCTTGAAAACAATACAAATGTTAAGTTCATTTCTTCAGATCAACCTGTAATTAACACAAGGGCAAACTATTCAATTCCTGATAAAGTAGATGATCTTGAGTTGTATTTTCCAGTGACACCAGAGATAGGGCTGTTATTGACAAAAGATAAAACAGAAGAAACTGTTTTTTTAAGAAGTCTTAATCAAGAAGAAGTGAAAATGTATAATCAATTAATCATAGACTCATACGAAGAACAATTATATTTCACCGACAAGATACAGAAGGACCTTGTTTTGGGTGTTTAGTGCATGATTAATATAGAATATGAGCGACTCAAGTCGCTTTTTTCTTTGGTTGATGAATCAAAGACGGAATTAGTAGATAATTTGATTTATCAAGCTGCATTTATGAAAGTGGAACTTGATAAGTTACAAGAACAGATTCGAAAACATGGAGCTATCCAAGTATCTAGTAAAGGCACTCAACGTCAAACTGAAGCAGCAAAGTACTATACAAAGTTGGTGAATTCCTATGGTACTGTCATAAAGACTCTGAACACAATTCTTGGTACACAAGTTGATGATGGAGATGATGCATTTGATGAATTTCTTAAGAGAGCAAATGAATGAACTATCTAGTCGAGTATTACAATGAAATCCAAAATGGAAATATCATCGTTGGGCAAGAACTCAAAGATGAATTGGATCGGCTTGTCAAGGACCTAGATAATCCAATATACATCTATGATGAGAAACCAGGAAACTTGAGAATTGATTTCATTGAGACCTTCTGCAAGCACACTAAGTCTCCATTTAATGGTATGCCATTCATCTTAGAACTATGGGAGAAAGCGTTACTTCAAACTGCTTATGGATTTAAGATGGCTGATTCAGGATTACGTAGATTCAATGAAGTTATATTGCTCATTGCACGAAAGAATGGAAAGACGACATTTGTTGCAGGCATTGATTTGGCGGAATTCTTTCTTTCAAGTGGTGGGGTTGACATTGTTTGTGCTTCAAATACCACTGAACAGGCAAACATCCTTTTTGAAGAAATCAACAACATGAGAGAACAATCTTCTGCATTATCCAAAGACACCAGAAGCAAAAAGAATATCTTTCACATCTATTCCCCAAAAACAAAGAACAAAATCAAGAAGTTATCTGCTCAGTCAAGAAATAAAGATGGATATAATATCGAAGTTGGTTGTATTGACGAGGTCCACGAAATGACCGATTCAAAAGTCTATGATGCGATCAAACAATCACAATCAACTAAGAAAGAACCACTCATATTTATCATCACCACTGAAGGGACAACCATCGGTGGTTTTTTAGATAGCAAACTTGAGTATGTCAGAAAGATGCTCAAGGGTGAAATTGAAGATGAAAGAGTGCTTCCCTGGCTATACACTCAAGACTCAACCAAAGAAATATACGAAGAACCACAAACATGGCAGAAATCAAATCCAAGTTTAGGCGTTGTCAAACTAAATAATTATCTTGAAGATGTTATGAACAAATCGAAGCATGACTTATCCACAAGGGTGACGATGCTTTGTAAGGACTTCAATATCAAACAGGCAGATTCAGGTTCATGGTTATCTTTCGATGACTTGAATAACGAAGATAAGTATTCAATTGACGAATTTAGAGATTCATACGCAGTTGGTGGCGTTGACTTGTCTTCAACAACTGACCTAACTGCTGCAGTCTTGGTTATCCAAAAACGAGATAGCAACAAGAAATATGTCATCCCACATTTCTTTATGCCAAGTGAAGTAGTGGAAAAAAGAATCAAGGAAGATAATGTTCCATATGACATTTGGATTAAGAAAGGCTATGTGACACTCACCGAAGGAAATCAAAACGATTTTAGTTTAGTAACACAATGGTTCATGAAGATGATTCAGGCATATGGAATAAGACCGCTTTGGGTAGGATATGATCCCTGGAACTCACAATATTGGATCAAAGAAATGGAAGACTTAGGTTTCAATATGGACAAAGTTAGACAAGGAATCTACTCGTTATCTGAACCAATGAAAATCCTTGAAGCTGATCTAAAGAACGGACTTGTGAATTACAACAACAATCCTATCATGAAGTGGTGTTTATCAAATACACAAGCAAAAGTAGATCTAAACGGGAATATCCAACCATCAAAACTGAACTCGAAGTACAAACGAATTGATGGTACTGTAGCATTGATAATTGCATATGTTATTCTAAATCGGTATAAAAATGATTACGAGAATATGATACAATAACCTAAGGGGTGATTGTATTGTATAGGTCAAGAACTGAACTAAGAAAAATGGAATCCATAGTTTCAAAACTAAATATGAAAGATAGACTTGAGTTATTACAAGGGTTATCTCGTGATAGATTAGATTTTTTTGGCCCAATTGTGATTCCTAAAGATAGAGAACGCCATATGTATGAAACATATGAACTCGGATTATTAGGAATGTTCTCATTAATTGTTGATAAATATGATTCAAGGAAACTAGAGTCTAATATTTGGCTGAATAAAGCAGTTAATATAGTAAGAACCCAGCTATATTTATCTGAAATATTTGATAAAAGCGTTAGAAATGGATTAGCCGCCATTGCCTTTATGCAAGCATACTTGAAACAATATGTGATGTTAATCTATCGATCGAATTATTTATATAACTATCAAAGTGATAAGTTAGACCTGAAAGCAAAGTTTATTAGTAAGTTTGAGGTAGATTACGCTGAATTTCTACTATTATTTTCATGTGTTTTAGCGTATGCAAAGATGGATAATGTATCAAAGTTAATATCGTTGCTTGAAAAATATGCGCCTATAGCATTTAGCAAATTGACTATTGAAGCTGTTGATTTCAAGAATCTTTATGAACCACTTTATAATTGGAGAGACACATCATTTGTTAATTTCAACTTTTTGCATAGATACCCATTTGTTAGATATCAAAATAACATATACATTCCATATTGGCCGGCGATAACATATGCTGTTACGGAATCCTTAATGTTTGATATTACAAAAGATGACAACGATTTGAAATCTGACATCGGCAAATACGCTTTTGAAGATTATGTTTATCATATAACAAAAAATACAAAAGTAAATGAACACTGCTTTGTAGTCAAAGAGTTTATATATAACAAAGAACATAAAAGAACTTCTGATATTTTGGTTATAAATGATAGTGATTTGCTTCTAGTAGAAGTAAAATTTATGAATTATAAACTCTCCTTAAGACATTTTGATGAAGATGCAATAGATTATACTGAAACAAGAATGGTTGAATGTATCGAGCAGGTTTACAAAAACATTATATCCATAAAAAACAACGAAATTGTCCACGATTTATTGCCGAAAAAAGTTAATGATATTTTAGGTGTAATTGTTGTACTCGACGATTATTATATGGATGTAGATCAAATATATGCAAAAGCTTTGGAGAAAATAAATACATATGATTTGGATTTGACATTAAGTAACCTGAAAGAGACCATCTGTTTTTCCTCGCTGTATGTTTTTGAAAGAGTCGTATATTATTCAAATTCAAATATTGTAAAGTTTTATCAAGACATTTTAAAAGTTAAAAAGCAGTATAACTATTGGGAATATGTTACAGAAGATAATTCTCAAAGAGGTGGAATTAACATGAAGGCGGTTAATGAACTCTATCAAAAAATACTTGAAGATGCTGCGAACATCTTAAAAAAGGAAGAACATTTATAACAGGAGGTTCACATGACCCTTTTCAAGAGAAGAAACAAAACTGGATCATTTGATTCACTCCAGTTAATCAGTAACCTGAATAAGTTTTATACACCATTTGGATCGAACATTTCGAATAGTGATGTTGTGAAGATATGTATCGATCGAGTTGCTAGCCAATGTGCCAAACTCAAACCAAGATTTATCAAAACAGAAAATGACAAGACAGTTACCGAGAAGACAGGTCGACTGTCTTTTCTTTTGAAGTATAAGCCAAATGAAATCATGACGCCATATGACTTCATCTACAAGACAATCACATTGCTCTTGCTGAATGATAATGCGTTTGTCTATCCGAAATTTGATAAGGATTCTGGTGAACTAAAAGGTATCTATCCGCTAAGACCTATCACAGTTGAAATCATAGTTGACAGTTCCGATACCTACTTTATTAAGCTGTTGTTTGATAATGGAGAATCATACATTTTACCATACGATAATGTCATTCATTTAAGACGCCATTTCGGACAAAACGATATCTTTGGAGGAACTGGATCGACAGGTGATCATGAAGCCATACTCAAAACGATATCCATCAATGATAGTTTACTTCAAGGAATCGATAACGCCATTAAGTCATCAATGCAGATCAAAGGTATCTTGAAGATGAATGGAATGTTATCAGAAACAGATAAGAAGAAGCAACGAGAGCTATTCGATGCTGCACTTTCGGAATCGGTAAGTCTCAAAGGAAGTTCGATCATTCCTATCGATCTGAAATCAGAATACATTCCACTCTCAGTAGATCCAAAACTGATTGACAAGGATACACTAGAATTCTTACAAGCGAAAATCCTTGACTACTTTGGAGTGTCAGTGCCAATCTTTACAAACAAATATACAGAAGACGAATATAACTCATTCTATGAGTCAACGATCGAGCCTTTAGCTATTCAACTTAGCGAGGCTTTTTCTTTAGGCTTGCTTACAGACAATCAACTTGAGCGAGGAGAAGAAATCATCTTCTATAGTGAAAGACTTCAATACGCTTCATGGAATACCAAAGTTGCCGCCATCGAGAAACTAATGAGTCTTGGAATTATGTCTCTAAACGAGTCCAGAGCACTACTCGGATTGGAACCTATTGAAGGTGGTAACAAACGACTTCAATCGCTGAACTTTGTCGATGCCGATAAAGCAAATCAATATCAAGTAGGAACGGAGGAACCAAAAGATGAAAATAACAGTTAATGGAAAGATCTCTGAAGATGCTCTCAAAGTCATCTTGGAAACCCAAAAGAAGAAGACAATCATCATTGATGATTACTGCAAGAAGGAAAAGCTAGAAGCTTTATTCTATAAGGATTCAGAGCTCGAATATGAGTATCAACAACCCATACCAAAAACAAAGAAAGTAGAGGTCAGAAAAAATGATCAAGGAAACTAGATTAGCTGATGTCACGCTTCATGAAGAAGACGACAAGATGATATTAGAAGGCTATGCATTAGTCTTTAACAATGAAACATTGATAGGTGATGAGGAATATGGGTTCTTAGAGGAAATCGATTCAAGAGCACTATCAGAAACCAAAATGAAAGATGTTCCTATGAAATACAATCATATGGACTCCTTTTTAATTATCGCTAGAACCAAGAATCAATCCCTATCACTTACTGTAGATAGTATCGGTTTGAAAGTACGTGCTGAATTATTAGACACAAACACCAATCAAGACATCTACAAAATGGTAAGAAGTGGATTGTTGGATAAGATGAGTTTTGCCTTTACG